GGGCGTCGTGGTCTCGCTCGGCGGAGACGACCTGTCGGTGTTCGGCACCTCGTGTGAATACGAGCTCAAAGCCGATGCGCACGACGTGACCACGTTCGGTCAGGACACCAAGGTCTTTAGCGGTGGGCTCAAGGAGTCCACGATGAAGATCGAGGGCAACTACGACTCGACGGCCAGCACGGGTCCCCGGGGAATCATCGAGCCACTCGTGGGCGAGGTCTCGGAGATGATCTATCAGCCGGAGGGCACCGGGACCGGGAAGCCCACCCGCACCTGGGATGCGCTGTGCACGAGCTACGTCGAGACGGCGCCGGTCTCGGACATGATCAAGTTCACCGCGCAGTTCCAGGGCTCGGGCTCGGTGGCCACCAGCACGAGCCCGTAGTTGACACGGGGCTGTCAACACCCGCACGGCACCCATCCATCACGGGACTCGGACGACGTGAGGCAGAGACATGGACGAGGAATACCGCCCGGACCTGATTGGCACGGACACAAGCGGCAGCGTCGCGGCTATCGGCGACATCGACCCGGGGCAGATCGTCGATAAGGCGGCGCTGCTATCCGGGGCAGCGGCGGTCGAGTTGACGGCTGTCCCCGTTCCGGGGTTCGGCCTGATCAAGGTCAAACCGCTGTCCCGGGCCCAGGCGATGAGCGTCTATAACCGCGATCTCGACGCGGCCGAGATGGAACAGGTGCTCGTGTCCTATGCCGCGGTCGAGCCGACGTTCACCCGCAAGGAAGTGGCCCGCTGGCAGGAGATCGACACGGCGGGCGGCGCCCTGTCCAAGCTCGTGCACGTGATCATGGAGATCTCCGGAATGGAGATCGGGGCGGGCAAGGCGGCATACAAACGATTTCGAGGCGCGGCCGGATGAGGAGTTCGCCTATTTCCTGGCCAAGGAACTAGGGATGACCGTGGCAGATCTCCTCACGCGAATGAGTAATAAGGAGTTCGTCGAGTGGACGATCTACTACGGCCGCCGCGCACAGGAGGCGCAGCTCGCCCGGGGTGGGTGATCCCCCGTGGTGCGTGATCGCGACATCGACGTCGAGGTCGACGGCATCCCGCACGTGTTGGCCTGCCTCGCGGCGCTCGATCACACCGTCGACGACCGGGCCGACGAGGTGATCAAGGACTCGGCGGAGACGGTGGCCAGCCGGACCCGGGCCCTGATGCCGGTCGGCCCGGTGCCGCACGGGCACGCGCGTAGCTCCGTCGAGGTCGTGCGCACCGAGGGCCTGGCGGCCACGGTGAGCGAGGGCTCGGCCCGGTTCCCCTACGTCGGATGGCTGGAGTTCGGCGGCCACGTCGGACGGCGCCACGCGGTGGCCCGGCAGTGGATCCCGCGCGGCCGGTACCTGTTCCCCTCGCTGTCCACGGTCCGGCCGGGACTGACGCCACAGATGCACGAGGCCATGCGCCGGGCAGCCCGCGAGGCGGGCTGGGATCCGGATGGCTGACCCATGGCACTGACCGGCGGACCCACCGTCACGCTGCGGTTCAAGGGCGACGCGGACGATCTGCACCGGACCGTCGCGGGCGTCCGGACGGCGGTGGCCGGGCTGGCGACCGCGGGCGTCGGGCTGGCCGGGACGGTCGGCGTGGTCGGCGCCCTCGGTGCCGCCGCATCGGCCACGGTGGTCGCGGTGGCGGCGCTCCCGGCGGCCTTCCTCGGGATCGGCATCGCGGCGGCGGCCCAGACCGAGCAGGTCAAGACGCGGTTCACCGCGATGAAAGATCACGTCGTCGCGGAAGTGACCCGGCTGGCCGCCCCGATCCAGGCCGAACTACTGCACACCGCGGACTCGGTAGAAGCCGCGTTCAACCGGATCGCCCCCTCGCTCGGCCGGATCTTCGAGATGACCGCGCCGCATCTCAAGATCTTTACCGACGGGGTGACCTCGCTCGTCGAGCGGGCGATGCCCGGGTTCGAGACGGCCATCGCGAACGCCACCCCGCTGGTCGGGGCGTTTGCTCGCGGGCTCGATTATCTCGGGACCGGTATCGGCAATTTCTTCGCGGAATTGTCCTACGGGACTCCCGGCGCGGTTAAGGGCATGGACGCGCTGTTTAAGCTCACCCGGGATTTGCTGGTCTACCTAGGCCATTTAGTGGGCCAACTCGCGAACTCCCTCGGCCCGGCGTTCGCGGCCCTGGAGCCGTCGATCATGGTGGTTGTGCGGGCCCTCGGGGAGGGCCTGCTCTCGATCGTGCAGACGCTCGCGCCCTACGTCGGCACGCTGGGCCGCTCGATCGCGGAGTTCCTCACTGCCGCCCTGGACGCGGCCATCCCGGTGGTCAACGCGATCCTGCCCCTGCTGGCCGAGTTCGGCGGCATGCTCATGGACTCGGTCACCCCGATCCTGCGCGAGCTGGGCCCGGTGCTGGCCGAGGTCGTGCGGGAGCTGGCCGACGGGCTGCGCCCGGTGATCCCGGTGGTGGCCGCTGCCTTCCGCGAGATGACCCCGACGATCTTGGAGATCGCGCGCGACGCGGGCCCACTTCTCGCCGAGATCATCCGGGTGCTGGCCCCGCTGTTCCTGGAGCTGGTGAGCGGTGCCCTGGACTTGACCAACGCGCTGCTACCGGTCATCCCGCCCTTGCTGGAGATGGCGAACAACGCGATGCCGCTGGTGGCCGGGGTGATCAAGGACGTGCTGATCCCGGTGATCAAGTGGCTGGTGACCGAGTTCGTCGGCCTGATCGACTACGGGGTCAAGATCGCGGAGTCGTTCGCGGACCTGTCGGTGCGCTGGCGGACCTACTGGGACGAGATCAAGGCGGCGTTCGCGGACGCGGACGCCAGGATCCGCGCGGGCATCGAGGGGTTCGCCTCGCTCGGCGAGACCGCCCGGCGGCACTGGGATGCGATGTACCAGGCGATCAAGGGCAAGATCGAGGAGATCGTCGCCTGGGCGGCCGACTTCCCGAGGCGGATCATCGACGCGATCATGGCCTACGTCCAGCGGTTCTACGACGCGGGCGCAAGCCTGATCCAGGGGTTCGCGGACGGCATCGCGTCCAAGGCCGAGACGGCGAAAGAGGCGGGCATCGTCACGGTGCAGGGTGTCGATGCGGTGTTCCCGCAGTCGCCTCCGCCGGAGGGCCCGTTCGCGGGCTCGGGCTGGACCTACTACCGCGGTCAGTCGCTCATCGACGGGTTCGTCGAGGGCGTCCGGGCGGCGGCCCCGCAGCTCTACGCGCAGATCACCAGCGTGGTCGGCCAGGCGCAGGGGCTCATGGCCGCGGTGGGCGAGGTCGCGCAGCGGGTCATGTCCGGCGGGCAGATCTTCGAAGACTTCTCCTACCAGGGGATGAGCGCCAACCTGGCCCGGTACAACGACATGATCAGCAAGGCGGTGCAGGGGGCCAAGGTCAACTGGGACCCGCGCTCGGGCTCGGGCTCGGCCAGCATGGGCGGGCTGGAGCTGAAAGTCGCCCCCGGTGCTGACAGCGCGCTGTCATCGATGCTGATGAACCTGGTACGGACCGGCCAACTCCAGCTCGCGAGGGCCTGACCGATGCCTCTTGCTGCGACCTACCGGGGCCGGGTGGACGGGGCGGTCGGCGCGTCGAGCGTGGTCTCCGGGCCCATCCCGGTCACCACCGGTGAGGCGTTCGTCATCGCGGTGTTCGCGGACTCGCTCTACGAGGACACCACGGCCGTGGTCACCGCGACCGGCATGGGCATTAACTGGCCGATGACGAACACGTTTATGGGCAATGTCGACGACGGTGCATTCGTCGGCATCTATGCCGCCATTCCGTGTCCCTTTACCGGGACGACCACGGTCACGGTGACCACGGCCGGATCGCCCTCGGCCTATCGGCGCCCGTCATTCATGATGTGGTCGGTCACCGGTTACGACCCGGCCGATCCGGTGTTCGCCCGTACCACGGTCGACACGTTCGGCTATCCGACGATCAACACGACGCTGCGGTCCACCCCGGGCACCCCGAACCGCTCGGTCGCGATCATCGCGGGCACCGACGCGATGGCCCGCGGGGCGGCGTACATCTCGGGCTCGGGTATCAATCCGGGGTACGGGTTCGACCAGCCCGCGGCGGCCGGGCAGCGCAAGATCTCGTACTTCTCGACGGCCGCGGTGTGGACCGCCCGCGATGCCAATCAGTCGCTCACCATCGAGCCACCCGGGACGTTCTCGGTCTACCCGCTGGCGGTGATGGAGTTCCGCGAGGCGCCCACGGCGCCGATCGTGGACGCGGGCACCGATCGCACCGTCGAGCGCACCAAGGGCGTGATCCGGACCGCCGGGGAGACCAGCGACGGCGGTAAGCCGATCACGGCCCGGCAGTGGCGGCTCATGTCCGGGCCGGGCGGCTCGGGCGCGCCGGTCGACCTGGCCGCGTACGGCGGTGATCCGAAACGCTGCGCGCTGCCGAGTGCGGTCGCGGGCGCGCACGTCATCCGCTACACCGCGACCAACTCCGTCGGGCCGGGCTACGACGAGGCGACGATCACGGTCACCCCGCTGCGGCCGACCGTCGAGGCGGGGCCGGACCTGACCCAACCGCTCGGCGTGGTCACCCGCACGGCCACCGAGACGGCCGGGGACTCGGCCATCACCTCGCGGCGCTGGTACGTCGTCGAGGGGCCCTCGGCGGTCGGCACGACGATCGGCAGCGCGGCGGCGCTGAGCTGGACACCGCCGAGCCTGGGCCGGTGGGTGCTGGGCTACACCGCGACGTCGAGCGCGGGCACATCCGACCCGGACACGTTCACGCTCACCGCGGGCGTGTCCGGTGTCCCCCTCAAGATCGGCCGCACGCCCGTGCCGAAATTCGCGGTCGCGCTGGCGTTCGGCGGGAACCTGACCGACCCGGACGGCTCGGACTGGGTGTTCACCGAGGTGACCACGGACGTCCGGCTCGATACCGGGGTGCACCTGCGGCACGGGCGCAGTGATGAGGCCAGCGCGAGCCAACCGGCGGCGCTGGCGCTCACGCTCAACAACCGGCACGGCCGCTACAGCCTGGGAGGGCTATCTCCGCACTGGCCCAACGTCCGGCAGGGCACCCCGGTACAGGTCAGCGTCGACCTCGGTTCGGGCTTTCAGACGCTGTTCACCGGTTACGCGGACGGCTTCACTCCCGAGTGGTCGACCGAGCCGATGCGGCCCGGCAGCGGCGGCCTGGGGGCTCGCGGGGATGCCGTGGTGCGGCTGTCGGCCAGCGGCACGATGCGGCGCTTGCAGCAGGGCCAGCCGATCGTGTTCTCCCCGCTCCGCCGCGGGCTGATCAACTCCTCCGGCGTGGTCGCCTACTGGCCGGGCGAGGACGAGGAAGGCGCCACGCTGATCGCGTCGGCGTTCCCGCAGTACCCGCCGATGGACTTCTCCGGCCGGATCCACGGCGGGTCCAACCCGGGGCTGCCCGCGGCGTCCCCGCGGCTGGCGGCTTCGGACGTGTTCGCCTGCTCGAAACCGCTGCCGCTGATCAGCGATTCCGAGTGGTACGGCACGGTCCCGGACTTCACCGGGACCGAGATCATCCAGCTCCGGTGCCTGATCGCGGTGCCGTCGGCCGGGAGCAATGACGGCGGGGTGATCCTCGGCATGATCACCACCGGGGACCCGTCATTCTGGGAGATCCGCTACCGGACCGGCGGGCTGTTCAACGTCCGGGCCTGGCGGGACTCGCTGGTGCTCGATACCGGGCCGATCGCGCTCGTGCCGGTCATCCCCGGTTCGACATCGTTCGTCGGGATCGACGGGCGGTCCGGTCAACTCGGGCTCACCCTCACCAAGAGCGGCAGCAATATCG